TGTAGTTACCCTCGCCAGCGCGATGGTACGAGAAGTTGTAGGGCAGGGCTTTAAACTGCTCGTCAGTTTCTTTTGCCATCTGACGATAAGCCTTCTCCATCAAGTCGTCGTAGTTCTTCGCGCCCACCTGCTCAAGTAGGTCAGGCATCTGCTTGGCATAAGCATCGAACACCGCAGTCTTGTACTCAGGTGAACCCTCAACAGCAAGTTGTTGGGCGCGTCCTATGGCAGACTGCTTGGCAAGCGAACTCTCTGGAATGTCAGGTCGCGCAAAGTCTGTGCCTTGCGTTTCCTTGGTAAAGCGTTGCGCGATTTGTAGGGGTTGGTTTGCGGCTGGGTCGGCAATTATTCGACCCACCTCTTCTGACGATAGGAGTTGCGGAACTTCGCGTCCAGTTTGTCCTGTTGTTCTGGGGTCAAGCCCCTTACTTTGTAATTCAGGCGCTTCTCGAATTCCGCGATTTTTTGCTCCGCTGACGTCAAGCGAGGTTGGGCTGACTCGATAGAACGGGCCTTCTTGTTTTGTTGCATATGTTGCTCCTTGTGGTTTCCCCGTCGATGCGGTCTTTGCCTCTGGTGGAACTTGGAGTTTAACAGAGGGCGGTGGTAATGCAAGCGGTTTTGCATCTAAAGTGTTAATTGCTGGCGCAAGCTGAGGGCTTATCTTAGGGCTGGAAAATTTGTCGTAAGCCTTCTTGCCTTTTTTGATTAGGCTTGCTGGCGAAAGAAAACTTGCCGCAAATTCAGCCACAGGGAACTCGTTCTCGCCAAGCATTCCTGCTTTGTTCATCAAGTCAAGATATTGCTGGCTACCAAAATAAGGCTTGTCCGACGATAGGTTGGTGTCAGTCACAGCGTCAATACCTGACAGGCCCAAGTTCACCAAGTCAGGGATGCCGCCAAGGTATGAAGCGCCAGTGCGCAAAGCCAAGTCCTTCACGCCACCCAAAGTGCCAAGCTGGCTGGCCTCATCCTTCAGATGTTGCTTTGCCTTTTGCGCCGCATTCGCAATGTCTTTGGGTGCGTTGCGCTTAATGTTCTCCCATTCCCTTTTGGACAGGATGGGGTCACGGCTTGCGCCCTCGAAAGGGTTGACCTCTTCAGGTGAGGCAATGCCACCACCGTCAAAGTGCTGAGGCTCTTTGAATTGCAGGGTCTTGAACACTGAGCCGCCCTCGGCATAAATGTCTGGCAAATCAATAGCGGGCCGTTGCGGTAAGTTTGGTTGATTTTTATTGATTTGAGGCAAGACAATATTACCCGTCATTTCTAATTCTTTTTTAAGCGCCTCAATGTATTCTTCTTGCGTTCTGCGAGGAAAAGGCTCACGCAACTCCGAACGTGGCAACAATTGAACAAGGCCAGCCTTTTCTCCAGACTGTGACATTGCCCTGTTGCGATGCCTACCCTCATGGCCCGATATATAAGGTTTAGCCATTGTTCCTTGCAATTGCTTATTTATTTCAAGAAAAGGAACGTCATCAAAACCTTCAAGGTTTTTTAAATAATCCAAATATTCTGGGAATGTAACCCTGTCTCCAGCAGACGTATGCCTTACTGAGTTTGGTCTGGTAAAGGTTGAACTAATTGGAGTGGCAAACTCTTCAAAACGAGATGGGTCAATTGTCATCATCGCGGCGGCATTGTCACCAGTAAACGCTTGCTTAAGCGCGTCCTCTTGGTACATCCGCTCAAGGTTCGGTATCTCATCAGCCGCACGCTCAACACGCCTTGCGCCGTAGTTGCCCTTTATGTTGCGGACAGCCTCGCGGACGTTGTTCATCTTGCTAGGAATAAGAATGCCGGGGGCTTCCAACCCAATGCGGGCTGTGGGCATCATGTTTAACCGCGCCTGTTTTGCCGCTTGTGATTCAACGGGCAGGACGTCACGTTCAGCCAGCAGATTTTTTCCAAACTGGGATACGCTCTTGGCAATATTGGCAACCCTCCCAACCTTGCCGCCTTTATCCATGAATGCAATCTTCTTGAAGGCTCCGCCGCCTTGGGCCATACCATTGTGCTTGGAAATTGCTTGAGTCAGTCGGTCTTCTAACGAACCACCGTTAACCGAACCGCCACCAGCCATGTGCTTAGAGATGGCATTGGTCAGCCTGTCTTCAAGCGACACATCTTTGCTGTTCACGGCTCCGCCCTTCTTGCGCAGGAACCCTTCACCAGTGACTAGGTCGTTCATCACCTTCTTAGGAGACTGGCCTGTCTGCTCGGCGGTGCGCTTGATGAGTCGCTCAAGGTTGTCCACATAGTTCTCTGGCTTGGTCTTCAGCGCAGTCACGTCGGCAGAGCCATACCAACCCAAGGCTTGTGCTTCCGCTGGCTTGACGCCATGACGCTTTGCACCTCGTTGCCACAGGTCTTCAAAGCCTGCATACTCAGAGCCAGAGGGCGCGGCCTCCCAGAACCCGGGGCGTTGCTTTGCCTCACGCATAGTCATCTCGCCTGACTCAAACATCTCACGCGGCTTGTACGAGTTGATGACGTTGCCAGCCTCATCCTTCTCCACCAACTTAGACGTCAGCCAACGTGGGTCACCGCGCTCAATGATGGGGCCACGCACTGCGTTGACGTCCACCGTCACGGGCTGAAGGTTGCCAAGCAAGTTCTCGTAGAACGTGCCAAGTTTTTTGTTTGGTGGTAGAGCGCCAGCGATGTCGCCTTGACCAATCATTACAGCGCGGTTGAAGATGTCGCCTTGGGCCAGTGAGCCATAGCCTGTGGGCAACTCGACCAGCGTTCGGCCTTCAGCCAATGACGGGTCTTCCTTCAGCGCTTTCTTAAGTTTGTTGGTCAGTAGTAGCGAGTTCTCAGGCAGTTGGCCCGTCTCGCTCAGGTGGTACAGGTACGAACCCATTTGGTTCTGCTTGTCTACTGGGTTGCGTTGGCTGGCGCTTGCAAGCTGGGCCATCAGTGACTCGAACTGCTCTGGTGTGCGGCCTGCATCCATTGCCACTTGGCGTAGAGGTTCAGTGCCATACCACTCAGTCATGTTAAGGTCTTTGCCTTGGTTGATGAGTTTGTCAACCTTCTTGCGGGCGGTAGGGCTGTCGAGCAGGTCTTGCATCCGCTCGGTGTACTTGGGTTGCTTGTTGGCGGCACGAGCGGCGTCCACTTTGGGCATACGGGGCAGTTCTTTCTGCTCACGCGGGGTGTACATACCTTGGTCACGAGGCATCAGTGGCAGGCCCGTTCCAGACGGCGTCGTCATGGGGGCTTGCTTGGCCTTCAGCACCTCGTCCAACTTGCTTGCGGGTTCGTCTGCGTCCCGCATCATGCGTTTAACAAAGTTTAATCCGCCTTGGACAGCCTCAAGTTTCTTTGCTTTTTTTGGTTCTGCCATAGTTACACCGCGTATGGGTTGACCCGCTCTTTGCGGGCATAAGCATAGTCATCATCGTCATCATACCGAGGCTCTGGGTTAATGTCGAGGAAACCCATGTCCTTCATTAAGCGAATCGCTTGCGTTGCGCTATCGACGTAGTCGTCATGCGTGGAGTCAGGGAACGAGCATATCTGCGACAGGAAGCCCTCGCACCAGTCCTTGACGTAGCCCTTGCGCACACTGCTCTCAGGTAGCCAGACACGCCCAGTGGCGAAGATGGAGGCGGTAATCTGGAGGCGTTGCATCTTGTCAGCCTTGCCGGGGTTGTACCCACGCACAGGCAGGTGGGCGGCACGCAGTTCTTGAATCAGGGAGATGCCTGCCGCCTTGTCCTCGACCAGTATCAGGTCAGGCCGCTTGGCGTCCTTGCCTTCACCGTAGGAGACGCGCCACTCATCTAGCACCTTGGGCTTGAGCAGGGGGAAGGTCAGGTGTTCAGCCCAGCAGTCGATGAGCAGGACAGACATCGGGCCATCAAGGGGCTTGAACACGCCCCACGTTGTCATCGCGGTGGGGTCGTTGTACTCCTTGTCACTGAAGGCGCAGTCATACGACTGGACAATGAACTCAAAGCGAGGGAAGGGCTTGTTCGCTGGGTACAGCTTGAACATATCGCGCCCGACCACCTTGCCATCTTCAAGGTCAACCAGTTGACCCATAACCTCCTGCTCGTACAGCTTACTGCCCTTGTACTGCTCCAACTGGTTGCGGAAGGTCGAGGCGAGGTTGGCCTCGTTCTCGTAGGTGCTGGCGCGGTCAATCACCACGTCGTCACCCTCACGGCCCACGAGGTCAATGATGAGGTCTTTGGGGCGCGGTGTCGTTGTCACGATGACACGGGGCTGGTCACCAAGACGCAGGCCCATCATCATCATGTCCCACGCCTCGCCTGCTCCAAGGTACTGGAATGCCGCCAACTCGTCACACCATGCAAAGTGGAACTGCGGGCCACGCAAGCGCTCGTATGAGTCGCCAGAGATGCCTCGGATGATGGAGCCATTGGACAGCTTGATTTGGTGGTCTTGCTTGTTGTAGTCCACCACGAGTTCTTTGGGGATGCAAGCCAGTAAGCCTGACTGCCCCTCAAAGCAGGTGAACTTGATGTCGTTGGACGTGGGCGCGAGGACAAGACAGCGGGAGCCGGGGTGAGTCCATGCCCACCACCAGAGCGCTTCAGCGGCACTACGGGTCTTGCCTGCGCCTCGGCCTGCCAGCATCATCCAGACGGTGTAGTCCATCTCCAGCGGAGGCGGTATCTGGTAGCGGTGGGCGCCAGCCACCCACTTAGCGTGGGCGATGTATGCGATGCGGTCATGCTCAGAGCGGGCATTGAACTCTGCCTGCGTATCTGGGTCTTCAAGAAGTTCTGCAAGCATAAGTATTACTCAAGCACAAAAAAAGAGACGGGAAACCCCGTGTTTTTGGCAACCGATGTAATACTTAGCCAGCACGCTTGGTCATCTCCATGTTGCGAATGATGTCAAGGAACTTGTTGGCGTTGGTGTCCTCAGTCTTGATAGCGGCTCCACCCTCCACGCCTTCAAGCGCCACGCGGTCGCCGTACTTGCGAGGCTTCAGCTTGGCTGACGTCCACTTGCGTGCCTCAATGCGTTGCTTCTGCCACATCAGGTAGGACTGGTCAAGGTAGACGCGCCCCTTGTCGTCCTTGAACTCAGGCGGCTTCTCGTCAGCGATGGCAAGGATTTCGTCAGCGTTGGTGTCGGCTTGGTCTTCGCGTGCGCGTGCGTACATCTCGCAGAAGACGGGGAAGCGAATCAACCACCTGTAAATCGTCGCGCAGTGAGGTAAGTGTTCATCACTACAGATTGATACGAGTGACTCACCGTGAGCGAGTCTCCAGCATACCTCTTCTGCTATCTCTTCTGTGAACTCTACTGGTCTATGTGCAGGTCTTGGTATTTGCGGGGCTACAGGCGTCTTTGCGGGCGTGGTGCTACCTTGAGCCTGCTTGGTGACCTTCGGTGTCTTGGCGGGCCTTTTAGACCCCTTGCTGGTGGTTTCTGGCATAACCCGTAATCCCCATGTGAATGAACGAATGACTACAGTGTATTCGATTCGCTTTCACTTCGCCAGTTCACGCTTTGGGCATAGGTATACCAATCAAGGCAAGCCGCCTTGTCTCACCGACACCAGCGACACTCGGCCTGAAGGTGTTGTCGGCATCAGTCGTTAGACCAATAACCGACTCGGTTTTATTTCGCTTTCGACTCGCTACATAGCTTGCCAACGTATGCGCTGGTGCTTTGCTTTGCGCAATCCTCCTCGTCCAATGTGAAGTCTGGAACCCATGCCATCAGCACGAAGACCAGAACCATCATTGTACCAATGACGACCTTCTCAAGCAAGGTTTCTTCTCTCATTTGTTCTTCTCCTTGAGTTTGGCTTCAATAGAGTCACGCACTTGGGCAATGCGCTTCATGTATTCGATGGCTTTCTTGTTGTCTTGGAGTTGCGTGGCAACAATGGCGTTTGCCTGTATGAAGTGCAAGTCCATCAAAAATCGCTTGGCATCCCGCAGGTCATCGTCTGTCATGTGTTCTTCTCTTTGAGTTTGGCTTCGATGGTTTGGGCAAAATTTTTGATTCCGTCAGGATGAATAATGATTCCAGTTGATGTAAGTTTTGCTTTAAGACTAGAAGCGTTGCCAATTCCAATAACTTCCTCATCCGTCAGCC